TGTTAAGCTGAATTTGCACTTTTGAAGGTGCCGAATCAGCAGGGGCTGGAGGGGTATTAGACGGTGTTACGTCAGATACTGACAAGCCACTGGGGATTGGAACGTCGATAGTGTCGCCCTTTTGCGCTGCCTCACGGGAATAATCACCGTTAACGAGGCGAGGCATAATCGCTTGCTCACGTAGTGCCAACAGGCCGCGCGCAAGGATTTTGGGCAGAATTGCTGTTGTGTTATTAGCCATTTTGCTTTCCTCAAATTAAAAATTAGTTAGTGAATATTCCTGCTACGCCGTAGTAGGGGCGAATGCTCCGCATTCAATTTGTTACTGAGACTTTCCCTGATGCTATATTTTCAAGGTTGTCACTTAATGCGTCAGTGTCATAAACACTCACGCGGCGAGACGCGGAACCACGCCCACCTAATGCACCGCTTCCTTCACTTGCCTTAAACAAATGGGGGGCTTCGTCTGACAATCCCTCGTACCATTCGTCTATGCTGATTGGCGTACTGCCATTCTTGCCATAAACGGGTTGGTCGCCTCTTACAGCCACTAGGCTATCGTCTTCGGCTTTGTGCCAAACTGCGCGTGCGCGGTTTAGTACATCGGGGATGGCCTCACTTCTGACACCGGCCTTAGCTGCTGCATCTGCTAACGTCCGCTCAACAATGAGCGTGTCGTAATTTGCCCGATACTTGTCTGCTGCTTGCGTTGTTTCTTCCAGCTTGCCTTGCAGTTGGTTCATGTTCTGCTCAAACTGGCTTTGCATACGCTCAACGCGGCTATTTACAAGCTCGTCAACTTTGCCTGCATCAATTAACTCTTGGTCTTGAACCTTAAGTTGTTGTGCCTTCAAAGCTTTGTATTCTTCTACATCAACAGCGCCAATCTGCTTTTCCAAGCCCGCTAACTGCTTTTGTAAGTTAATGTTGTTTTGCCTAAACTCAGACACAACGTTTTTGTCAACCATCCCATCAACGGCTAACACATATTCGCCGTCTTGCTCTGTGTAGTAATCCTCCAGCCCCGCTGGTATTTGATCCTCTGCACCGTACTTTGCTTTTAACGCCATTTGGAAAACCCTCCGGTATAACCGTGGCCACCATGCACCGCATGACAGCAAGGCCATTAATGGGCCTATGGCACTATTTTTATGCTATTAGCGCATAACGTCAACCAAAATCAGCTACTGTATAACCCTTACAGGTAATATAATTGCTAGACAGTGCCAATGGCACTATAATATGCTACGGGCAGGGATATTTGGCCCGCAAACCAACGTAATAATGGAGCAAACCAATGTGGATTTTTACAACCGATGCATCCTTAAGTATTGTTAAATATGAAAGTGATACCGATGCTTATGGCGATGTGCTTTTAGTGCGCAGCCGTGTGCGGGGAGACATTGAGCAATTTATGTCACTGGGTGTTAGTGAGCAGGCAATGGGCTACCAAAAAGCCATGCAAGTAGCGAGCATGCCCCAAGCTGATTACCGGTGGCGTGTTATAGCCCCGCGCTGGATGGTTAACGAATGCATGGCGCAATACATTAGCCAAATTGAGTACCCAAACTTTAAAAACAGCGTAGATGATGACGTTAGGCATACAGCTTATACCGATGTATGGCGGGCCATGTACGAGCAGTATGGCGGCTATGGCGTTGCAGGCGCGCACCGCACCCCCAGAAATATGAACCAGCTAGGGATTAGCAACCCAGAAGACTTCCAAGATGAAGATGGTGAGTGGTTGGTTTAGTGGGCATGCACTTTGAACTAATGTTTCGCTATTACAGTGATGCCATGGATAGCTGTGAACTATTTAATAGCTACGGTGCTATGTGCACAAACCCCACCTTGTGCACGCGCACCCACTTCTGGGTTATATGGGCCGAATGCCCCGACTATGTGCCAGACCACATAAAAGGGATTGTTACTTGGCACTAGCTTACTCTGGGCCAAACCGGTGCTTAGCTAACAACGCCTCCGCTATATCCATATTTGCATCAAAATCTACCTTATTTTTTGCCTCGTACATCGCTACATCAGTACCTGCGGCCATTGGCCCATAGTCCTCGTCTGCCATCAGCCGCACTGGCCTAAGCACCCAAGGGCCAACCCTATACTTTTTTATGCCGCCTGCATCAATAACGCGCCTTATTGGGTTGGGTACAAATATGCAACTAGTGTAGCCCTCACCATCTGGCCAGTTTTCAAACCCAATAAACGTGCGGTCTTTGCTTGTAGCTAAATAAGCTACCAACCGCCGTTCACCATCATCTCGTTCACACAAAATAAGCCTGCTGTGTATTCTTTCTAGTAAGCTTCTTTCTATCCCGTTGCGTTGCTTCACCATTCAGTCCCCTCTTGTTTAATAACATCCTCTAGCTTTCGCCCATCTGGCCACTTTGCATAACCGGCTGCCTTAAACCGTTTAATAAGGTCGGCGGCACGGGGCGCAACAATCACATCAATATCCTCAAATATGCTTAGGCTGTTCTTAAAACCGGTTTCGTTGCCGTTCCAGTTTTCCCCAAACTGTTTCATATTTTTGATACTTACCGCGCGGTTTACTGACACATGGTTGCCTGTTGTCCTGCCGAACATGTCTTGGCTGTAACTGACAGCATCCATGCGCCTTAAGAGGCTTGCGTTCCAGTAAATACCTTTGTCCCAGCGATCCGTGTCTGTCGGTTTCATCATGTCGCGTATCCGCGTAAACGCCCACACTGCGCCGCCTCTTGCTTGGTCATCCTCGGGGCTGGCACCAGAGGGGCTTAAACCCCGACGCACCTTATCTGTAGTGGGGGCTATTACGCCGCCGCCATCAAGGATTTCGGTAAGTTTTTCGTTCATATCACCGCCACCATATTCAAGGTCATGATAAAGCCGGTGGCTGGAAGAAAACCTATCCCACTCCTTGCCGTACAAATCTGGCCGCTGCTGTAGGTGCCTGCCGTTGCCCCAATACTCCCACGCACCACTTGGGCTATACATGGGCGTTGCAGTAATGTCATCCACCCCCATAACCTCGCTTGCTGCTTTGCGCAACACGCTCAAGCGTTCATCAAACGGTAGGTCATTGGCATCCATTAAGGCTTCGCGCGCAACATCGCGCATGCTGGCCCTGTCGGCTGCATGAATGTTAAGGAAGCGGCTTAAGTAGAGCACCTCCTGCTGCACTGGTGTTGATTGCGCTACATCGAACCCAAGTTCGGTTAACTTGTCTAGCGCGCGATCAAAGTCATCGAGGGTGCCGCCAGTAAACCTTACATCCACTTGGCCCTGCCACGCGCGGTTTGCCGTGTCGGGGTAAAAGTTAACTTCCACAAAGTCATCCTTGTACTGCAATACCTTGCCATCCAAGCCGTCCCTGTAACGCCTATCAACAGTGTTGAATGCATCGTATTGCAGCTTGCCTTTTCTAGCTTCACCTGCGGGTGGCGTCCACCTAGCCACCTTCCATGGCGACCCAGAAGCCGCCACCGTTTTAATAATACGGTCAGGTATTTTTAGGGCGTTTTTCTGGAAAAATGCTGTGGTGTGAGGTGCCCATTCAAACGTCTCCCCTACAACATGCTTGGCAAAAAGCATATCAATGTCATCAACCCAAGGCTGGTACGTTTCATTAAAGCGAGTTATCAATGCTTCTGGGTAATCGCCACTTTTAACGTACACCTTCATTTCGCCTAGCTTTTCTCGCAGCTTATCTTTAAGTGCCTCAAAACGCTTTACGTCTTTTGGCCGCAGCGAATCACCGTTTTTAGCCAATGCACCCACACCCCGCAGCAATTCTTCTAGCTGGTTATCTAGGTCACGTAAGCTTATCAGCGGCCCTGTATCAACCGCATCGTCCCCAAGTCTTTTATACAGTGTGGTCAGCTTGGCGCTTGCCTCGCCGCGTAATTTAAACGAAATGCCGCCACCAAGGCCGTCAACGCCATTTTCAAACTGCCACATCAGCAGTTGCTGGTCTTCAATACTGTCCTTATCCGCTAGTATTGTGTACCCGTTTACACGACCCTCAACTACCGCCTTATGCTGTGCAGGGGCTATGCCTACTGTTGGCACATCCATGGGCTTTGCTTTGGCTGAGAGCGCATCTAGCTGCGCCTTATAACGCTTTGCCATGTAGTTCTTGCGGGCAATTAGCACTTCAGCAATGTCATCAGCATCATCGCCCATTGCATCAACTACCATGCGGCGTATTGCAGCATCGTCAATTGCAACAATGCGCTGCACACCTATGGCTATTTGTTCATCTGTTAGCTTGCCAAATACCTCACTGGCATTGGCGTTCATGCGTGGGTCACGTAAGGTGTCCAGTTCGTCAACCACACCGCCAAATGCTTTGCGGCCACCTTGTGCACGCAAGAACAACGTACCGCCTGTATCAATACGTAGGGCAGTGCCATCAGCCAGCGCCTTAAGGTTTAGTTCCTTGGCTGCACCGTTACCAACCACATCCCAGTTGGCCAGCCATGCATCGGCAGCAAACCCATCGGCTGCATCTTGCATATCAGCCATTCTGGCAACCGTTAAATCGTCAACGCTTTCTATTTTACTGGCTACGCCTAACTGGCCATCAACATTGGCATTTCCAATGCTGCCTTTTAAATTGATGGGTGTAATTTGCGGTACTTTTACGCCTGCCCGTTCATATAGCTTGGCACTTAGCACCTCAACCTTGGCATGCACCGCGCTTTGGGGTGCCTTAATGTAAAACTGCTCACCCGTTACAACGTTGTTAAACAGCCCGCCAGTGTTACTGCCCCCTTGGCCACCCACTTGCTCCAAGTCATCCATTAACGGCCCGTCAGCGCGTTGTGCTGCGGCTGCGGGGTTGTCTACAACCTTTACTGTAACTGGCGCATCTTCTGTGGCTTCCTTTGCTGCCAATGCTATTTTTTTATCGTTAACCTGCTCTAAAAAGTCCTCTAGCCCTTGGCCCTCTAAGCTGTTTACTGCTGCTTTTTCACTGGGGTTAAGCTTGTTGAGTGTGCCGCCTTTGGCTAACTTAGCCTTTGCGCTGGCTAGGTCACCCGCTAACTTTTTGGCAGTATATGCAGCGTCCACCATGGCAACCTGCTCGGTCACACTTTTACCGCCTAGCAGGCTGTCGCTTTTAAACTTTTGGTATATTTGTGCTTTTTGCTTGTAGCCCTTGCCGCCTGCAATAATGGCATCAAGTTCCTTTACTGCATCACCAATTTGCTTGGCAATACCTTCCTGCATTTTGCTAATGACTGTTACAAACGGTGCAACGCCGCCATCACCAATAGCTTTATAAACTAGGGTCTGCATTTCCTTTGTGCCAACAGCCTTTTCAAAAAGCTTGGCTTGCTTTTGGAAAACCATTTGCGCTTGGAACGCATTCTCAATGATATCGTCTACGTTTGCTGGGTTAATTAAACCAGCCTCTAGCGCCTCGCTTATAATTTCTGCGCCATACGCATATGAGTTTTCATCAATAAAGTCACCGCTGCCAGATAGGTAATACTGCATTTTGCTTTCTATATTTATCTGGGCTTTTTCCTCTGCGTCTTTCTGCAATGCTGCTGCTAACTTTTCTTGCTCTGCCTTTGCCTTTGCTGCTGCGGCTGCTGCATTTTTGGCATTTGCTTCTGCGCGTTTGGCGGCCTTGTAATCGGGGTCTGCCTTAGCCCAAAACGCCTTCTCTTTAGGGCTTAGCTTTTTGCCGTTAGCAATTTTGCCAGCAGCTAATGCCTGCCACTGTATTTGCTCTTGCTGCTCAAAGGTGTCGAGCGCAATCTGCTTGCGCTGCTGTAGGGTTGCACCTGCCCACTCTGGCTTCTTGGTGGCTTTTTTGTATGCCTTTGCCTTTGTTTTGCTTTGTGTTGGCCAATCGTTAAGCCACGCAATAGCATCATCCTCAGCATCTACCGCTGCTGCCTGCAATTGTTCCTTAGCTTTAAGTTCTGCCTTTGCAGTTGCTTGGGCAGTAGGGTTAAACGCCACCAGCGCGCTTTTGCCTTGGTCTACTAGCGCATTAAGCTGGGCTAGGGTGATTGGGTTACCGCTTTGGTCAACTAGGTCTAAAAGGCTTATTTTGCCCTCTTTAAACAGGTTGTACCGGCCAGCACCAAGCACCTGCGCTTGGAACCCCTTCCCTTTTGTGGCCAGCCATTGCTCAAAATTAAGGTCTACCGCTACTTGCCCATCCATACTGGCCTGCGTTTTGCGCATAATGGTTGCGGCCTCGTCCTTGCGCTTACCTACACGCATTAGCATTTCAAGGAAGATGGAATTTATGGTGTCACCGTTAGCCTTTAATTCTTTTTTCTTTTTGGCCGCCAGTGTTTTGTCCTTGGATAAATCAGTCCAATCTTTTAACCATGGCGTTATTAGGCTGCGGCAGTTCCAATGCGCTGGCGGTGGGCTATATTCCTTGTCATGCCCAACGGCATTAAAGCTTTTGTCCCAAGTTAATCCGCTGCGGGCTTTGCAGGTGTGGGTGGTACGCCCGTCAAGGGTGCTAAGCCACTGGTAGCCGTTATATAAGTCCTCGTTTGCTTGGTGTGTTGCCATACGCGCCGCATGGCTGACCGCCTGTACGCTTGTGCGAACAAGTGCCGCTGCTTGATGTTTCTTGACATTAATTATGCCGTCCTTGAACCCGTTAACCTTTGTGCCACGTACACGGCGCACCAACTCGTCAACGCTTTCCCCTAAAAGCATGCCTTGGCGTATTTCGTTTTTAAATTTGGCTTGTAAGTCTAGCTTTTGACTGGCCCACCATTCTTTACTTGGCGCGCCCATAATTAACGCTTCACTTGCAATGGCCTGTAGCTGCGAAACCGTTGGCAAACCGGCTAACTGCACCCCCGCAAATGCCTTATTAACGCTCGTAACTGTTGCCTTGGCTTCAGCCGCCACAACGCCCTTTAGCGCCTTGTCATGATTTTTCTTGATGCGGGTATAGTAATCGTTGGTAGTGCCGTTAATCTGGCCTAAAAGCGCCTTCAAACGCTTTTGGCGGTATGTGCTAGGGCCAACACCATTGGGGTCAGCCTTTTTAATGGCCTGCTCTAAGTCAACGGCTAACTTCTCTAATAGCTCAACTACCGCATTAACCTCATTTGCCTTTAAGCGCTCAAGGTTAAGGCTTTGCAATATAAGCCCCTCGGCTACATCGTCTGCTGCATTTGCATTGGTGCCCAAGGTTCGGGGGGCTGTAGCCATTGTTGGCCTCCGCTAAAAAGTTATGCCAAATCTAAAGTAGAACTATGGAATTACTTAATTAGTTGCAACTCCACCTCTTCGGGGGTTGGTTCTTCTTCGGCAATTGGCATTGCCCCTTGCATCACACCGGTTTCCAATAGGTCTTTAAACTCGTCAATGCTGTAATCGGGGCGTAACATTTCGCCGCGCTGTAAGTTATAAAGCAGGTCATCAAGTGGTATTGCACCGGACTGCCATGCCCCTACAAGCGCGCCCAACTCTTGCGCACCCATACGGCTATCCATAAAGTCACGGTTAAGCTGTATAACAGGCTCAGCATTAAGCCCCTCCCAATCGCTAAACCACTGTAAGCACTGGGTCAGGCCAGCACTAACGGTGCCGCTAATGTTGCTTAAAACGCTGCTTTCGCCGCTACCACGCAGCCTTACTGTTTCTGCTGCCTCTGCGCCCTTTTTGGTTTCTTCCAGCATGCGCGCGCCTAACATGGCCATCATTGCCTGCTTGCGGTTAAGGCTATTCTCTAGGAACGTTAAGCCAGCACCACGGTACTCCAGCATGCCAACTTGGCTGTCAGTAGGGAGCAGCCACATCGTGCCGCTGCCTATTGTGTAGTCGCTTACGTCATCAGCACGCACGCCAGTTATGTAGGGGGTTGGCTGGCTGGTTAGGTAATTGCCCTGCTCCAAATCCGCTGTGGTGCGGTAATGGCTCATGTTTACGTTAACTAGGTCAAGGATTGGGGACTTTTCACAATCGGGCGTTAGGGTGGTTGGGCTAATAAACTGGAATGGTATGTAATCTAGACGCTCACCACGGAAGTTTGGCTGGTATTGCTCGGCAAGGCTAAACCCGCTTTCACCTTTTTCGTTCTTGGTTTCCACGTATACCCGCACCTCGTAAAACCCAAGGTCATCAAGCATTAGCACGCGGTAGCCATCCTTGTAGGCGGTACCAAAGCCATCATCTGCTGGCGTTTCCATTTCCTCGTACAACACCACTTGGTCAAGCTTCACTACGCCGTCAATGTTGCGGGTGCGCCAGTTATGAATGGCCTCGGCTGCATAGCCACGGAAATAAGGGCGGTTATTTTCGTCTGTGCTGCGGTCAACTAATACGCCAAACCGGCCCAGCGTTAATACCTCCTCTGCGCATGTTTTGGCAAACGTTTCCAGATCAATGCCGGTAAGCGTCACGTTCTTCATTGGTAGGCGCATACGCTCTGGCACATCAATCATGGGCGTTTTGCGGAACACTGCACCTACAAGACCCTGCACGGTGCGGCCAGTAGCGCCATAAAACATAGCGCGCTGTAGGTACCCATGGTAATCCATCAAGTCCTGCCCGCTTGGCTTAGGCAAGTGCTCCATTTCGGCACCTTTAACTGCATCTTCGCCGCTTACAGCGTGGCGTATGCGCCGCCATGCCGTTTGCCATTCCATATAGTCTCTGTGCGTGTCGTTTATCGCCATTAGAAGTATCCTTTAAGTTTTACCGCGCCGCTTACAATGTTGGTTAACGGGAACTGGTCGTGAACTAGGTAGCCAAGCGCATCGACCATGTGGTCTAAACCACCGCGCTTGTCCGGTGAGTTTGAGCCATCCCTATAAGTTTGGCCCTCAAGCCCTTTAATAAGGCTTTGGCAGCGGGGGTGTACCAGCAAGCGCACGCGCCCGTTTGCGTTACAGCAAAGGCTGTTAACCTCGTTAATCCTATCCACAACACTGGGGGCCATTTTTGGCGCACTAAGCACAAAACCTGCTTGCTGTATTATTGTAAAATCTGTCTGCCCAACGGCTGCGCTTGTCTTGCGTGCGCGGCCTGCTGGGTCAGGGCATACGGTGATGGCCCTTGCGCCATACCTGTCACTAATTGCACGGCACATTAGTTCGGTATTTGCGTCAGCCATTTCTAGCTCGTCAAATACATGCAACTCGTCAGCCACCACCTGCGCGACCACCGCACTCATGGGGTTAACGTTAAAATCCATGCCTATAAATAGTTCATAACCGTAATCCCCTATATCTGGATCAAGGTTATCCCTCCTATCAAACTGGCCATAAACGCGGTTGCCCAAGGTTTCAAAGCTGGCTTCAAACTCTTGCTTAAACAGCCGTTCATCCATTAACTCCCGCGCTTGGTTTAACTCGCTTTCCGGTACCAGCCCGCCCTCCAGCGTTGTGCTGTGGTGTACGCTCCACTCAGGGTGCGGTTCGGCATAGGTATAAAGCTCGTAGAACCAGTTAAACCCTTTGGGCGTGCCGCATAGCACAGCGCCGCCTTTACGGTCTGCCAGCGCCGGTAACAACACGGCATACCATGTGTCGGGGGCCATATCTTGCGCTTCATCGGCAACCACAAAGTCCAAACCCACGCCACGCAAGCTATCG